CCCTGATGCGGTTGAGGTTAAAGGGTCGGACAAGCCCTCTCACAAAGAACAAGCAATGCTAGATTTCGCCGCTGGAAAGATCCGAGTGTTGATTACTAAACCCAAAATAGCAGGATTCGGGATGAACTGGCAGCATTGTGCAGATATGGCTTTTGTAGGGTTATCCGATAGTTTTGAACAAGTCTTCCAGGCTGTTCGGAGATGTTATCGATTTGGGCAACAAAGGCCAGTCAATGTAACCATGATCACTTCTAGTAGAGAAGGGGCCACGGCTGAGAACATTAAACGGAAAGAAGCGGATTTTAGAAAGATGGTATCTGAAATGGTCCAATATACCAAAGAAATTACATCAGAATCCATCCGATCCACTGAACGGACTGTCACTGAATATGTAGCAGAAAACCCAATGATTATACCAACATGGTTAAGGAGTGAGCAAATTGCAAGCTAAAACAATTGATCAAGTAGTAGAGAATGATTTCGCCATCTATAACGGGGATTGTGTGGAAGTTACGCAGGGAATGCCAGATAACAGTGTTCATTATTCCATCTTCTCTCCTCCATTCGCTTCGCTGTATACCTATAGCAATAGTGATCGAGACATGGGAAACAGCCGAACACATGAGGAGTTTTTTGATCATTTTAAGTTTCTAGTGAAAGAACTTTACCGAATTACGATTCCTGGAAGACTTGTTTCATTTCATTGCATGAACTTACCGACAAGCAAAGCCCATCATGGATACATTGGCATCCGGGACTTCCGAGGGGAACTCATTCGAGCTTTTGAGGATGAAGGATGGATTTATCACTCTGAGGTATGCATTTGGAAAGATCCTGTCATTGCCCAGCAACGTACAAAGGCACTTGGGTTACTTCATAAGCAGATTGTGAAAGACAGCGCTATGAGCCGCCAAGGGATCCCTGACTACCTGGTCACGATGCGTAAGCCTGGTGTAAATGAAGAACCGATCAGTGGAGAATTTGAGGAGTTTGTTGGTGAAGGTTTGGATGTTAGTCGAGTAGCATATGAAAAACAAGCAGCTGAACACCGGGCAAAAGGAAAAGAGCCATGGCCATTTGAAATGTGGAGATCCGTTTACGTTTGGCAAAAATACGCTTCTCCAGTATGGATGGACATCAATCCAAGCAATACGCTTCAATACCGATCGGCTAGAGATGAGAAGGACGAAAAGCATATTTGCCCATTGCAATTAGATGTAATTGCTCGAGGAGTTGAGTTGTGGAGTAATCCCGGGGATGTGGTTTTCAGTCCGTTTACTGGTATTGGTTCTGAAGGGTATCAGGCAATTAAGATGGGCAGACGCTTTGTGGGAGTGGAGCTAAAGGAAAGTTACTATAAGACCGCTGTGAAGAATTTACGCATGGCTGTAGAAGAGGCATTTGACGATTTACTTGCATAGGGGGAGCTAAGTATGAAGCATGATCCGGTTGAAAGGCCATCACATTACACGGTTGGGGGAATTGAAGCAATTGATTATCTCCGTGCCAAGATGACTCCTGAAGAATTTGCTGGTTTCTGTAAGGGAAATGCACTCAAATACCTCAGCCGTGCTCCTTACAAGCATGGAGACAGTTTGGAGGACTTAAAGAAAGCCCAATGGTACCTCAATAGATTGATTGCAGAGCAAGAAGGTGAAGGGGCTTGATCGATCTAGATATTAGCTTCGGTAAACATCGGACAGACACCAATTGGAAACCAGAGTACTTAACATGGGATGAATTTGTGGACAAGCTCCGAAAAGTGCGACGAACCAATGAAACCATGTCCCAATATGACAAAATGCACGTAACTGGACGCGGTAAAGTCAAGGACGGGGCTGCCTTTGTAGGCGGTCTGGTCCGTGGCGGCCGCCGTAAAAAGGAAAACATTGATACACGCAGTTTAATCACTTTGGATGCTGATTTTGCAGATGAGGACTTCATGTTTGCGGTTGAAATGGTCTTCGGTGGATCCGCTTATGCTATCTACTCAACCCATAGCCATCGTTCCCACAGACCAAAATACCGATTAATTGCTCCCTTTGACCGTGCCATTAGTCCGGATGAATATACGGCTGTCAGTCGGAAAATTGCGGATCAAATTGGGATGCATTATTTCGATAAGACCACTTTTGATGTGCAGCGACTTATGTATTTACCCAGCTGCAGTAAAGATGCTGATCCGGTTCTAGAAGTATTCGAGGGTGAGCCTATCCACCCGGATAGGGTACTGGCTGAATATGAGGATTGGCGCGATGTCATGGAGTGGCCACGTCACCCAGAGGAAAAAGCGGGCCCAAGAGTTTCAGGGAAAAAGGCTCAAGATCCTAGAGAAAAGCAGGGAACCATCGGATTATTTTGCCGGGCATTTAACATTGAAGAAGGTATTGATTTGTTCTTATCTGATAAATACGTGCCAGGGTCAATGCCTAATCGCTATACCTACACAGAAGGTACTTCGGCAAATGGATTAGAGATCTATGAAGATCAAAATTTGGCTTTCTCCCATCAAGACTCCGATCCTGTTGCGGATGGTCATACTCATAATCTATTTGACCTTGTTCGTATTCACAAATTCGGACATTTAGATGATCGGGTGAAAGAATTTACGCCTGATGTGAAGCGTCCTAGCCATTTGGCTATGGAGCATTTTGCAGCCAGCTTACCTGAAATTAAAAGGCTTGTTATGGCTGAGAGGCAGGCAGAATTTCAGGAGATGGCAGAAGGCCTAGATGACGAAGAAGATCAGGACGAAGATTGGCAGGAGAAGTTAGAAATTCATAAAAAGACAGGATTGCCTTTACCTACTGCCGGGAATATGGAGTTGATCTTAACTAATGGCCCATGGAGAGGGGTGCTGGCTTATGACCAATTTGGAAATACAGAAGTTATTCGTAAGCCGCTGCCTTGGAGAGGGCTAGAAAGAGTTAATAGAGCTTATGAGCCCTGGCTTGGGGCTGATGATAAAAGACTGCAGCACTGGTTTTCTAAGATCTATAGCATGAATACAGCAAAAACCATTCAAAACGCATTTACCGAAGTGGTCCATCGTAACTCCTTCCATCCTATTAAGGACTATATTGTTAGGCAGACATGGGATAGGGTAGAACGGGCTGAGCGTATTTTTATTGATTATTTGGGTGCTCCTGATACGCATTATGTAAGACAGGTGACAAAGAAAATGCTTCTTGCTGCAGTAAAACGACTTTACATTCCTGGGTGTAAGTTTGACCAGATGATGGTTTTAGTCGGTCCACAGGGAGCAGGTAAAAGTAGTTTACTCGCCAAATTAGGGCGGGAGTGGTTTAGCGATTCGCTACGAACATTTGAGAATAAAGAGGCTGGGGAGCACCTCCAGTCCGGGTGGATATTTGAGATTGGTGAATTATCGGCCATGAAGAAAACTGAAGTAGAGGAAGTTAAGGCGTTCTTGTCTAAGACAGAAGACCGTTATCGGGTAGCTTATGACCGCCAAGTGTCTGAGTTCCCACGTAAATGTATATTTTTTGGAACCACAAACACACGGGAATTTCTAAGAGATACTACCGGGAATCGTCGCTTTTGGCCTGTAGAGGTTGACCCATACAACGCACGGTTTAGCCATTGGACCCATTTAACTGAGGAATTGGTGGGGCAAATATGGGCAGAAGTTTTGACGTGGTTTAAGGCGGGGGAATCTTTGGTACTGGATGACGAAGCAAGGACAGAGGCTGAGCGGCAGCAAATATCTCATCTTGAATCCGATACAAGAGAAGGGCTCATACAGGAGTGGTTGGATTCACCTATGGAAGATGAGATGGGTAGACCCACGGATGATCTACGTACCAGAGTATGTGCTGCCCAAATATGGACCGAGTGTTTAGGGCATAAGCGGGGTTCTATGCGTAGTTGGGAGGCAAAGGAGATTATGGATGTTATGCGTAGCATACCAGGATGGGAAGAACGAAATAGGAAAGCAAGGGTACCAGGTTATGGTGTTCAAAAGGTTTTTGAGCGCTTATGGTGATGTTTCCGTGACCCGTTGCCGGGGTGTTGCCGTGTTGCCGTGAAGTGTTGCCGGTGTTGCCGTGATGTTGCCGTGAAAATAGGGGGTCGGCAACAGTCCAAAACCAGTCATACCAAGGCTTCAAGGCTATATGTTGCCAGTGTTGCCGTGAATATATAAAAGTATATAAATATGTATTTAACCTATATAAAAGTAGGTTAAACGTAAAAATATAGAGTACGCGCGTGTAAGGTAAACATCAGCAACACTATTTGGGGGTTAAAAATGAGGGAATCGACTTTGGAACGTGCCTTGGTCCGAGAGGTGGAAAAGATCGGTGGTTTGGCCTTAAAGTGGACAAGCCCTGGACAGAGAGGGGTGCCTGATCGAATCGTGATTCTGCCACAAGGCCAAACCGTTTATGTTGAAATGAAAGCACCTGGTAAGGCATTAGACCCATTGCAAATCAGGTGGGCAAAAATATTACGAAGCATGGGGCATCAAGTTTTTAAAATAGATTCGCAAGAAGAGATTCATAGATTCATAGCGGAGGTGATGACAGAATGAAATTCACCCCACATAAATATCAAGAGTATGCCACTCAGCGGATTTTGGACACCAACTATATCGCACTGCTGCTTGAGATGGGTTTGGGTAAAACTGTTTCTACCCTAACAGCCATTGACCTTCTCTTACATGATTACTTTGATGCTGAAAAGGTATTAGTGATTGCACCGTTGCGAGTGGCTGAGGATACATGGGCGCGGGAAGTTGAAAAGTGGGATCACTTAAAACATTTGAGAATATCCAAAATATTAGGCGGTGTGTCCCAAAGACGAAAAGCCCTTGATACCGATGCTGATATTTACGTGATCAATCGGGAGAATGTGGAATGGTTGGTTAGTGAGCTTGGAACCAAATGGGATTTTGACACCGTAGTGATTGATGAGTTGTCCAGTTTCAAGAATCCGAAGTCGAAACGGTTCAGGGCTCTAAGGCGAGTAAGGCCGATGATGAAACGAGTGATTGGATTGACAGGGACGCCAGCACCGAATAGCCTGATGGATTTGTGGCCTCAAATTTATTTGTTGGACCAAGGACAGCGATTAGAGAAAACAATTACAGGATTTCGAGATCGATATTTTTATCCGGGTGAACGCAGCGGTCATGTTGTTTATAAATGGCGTGAGAAAAAAGAATCTGAGGAACGAATTTATGATGCCATATCTGATATAGCCGTTTCCATGAAAGCAGAAGATTGG